GAAGGAGAAGCACCTAAGCCTATACCACAATACGGAGGTTGCCAAGGTGGACTATTTTCAACGCATGGTACGGGACTTGCTTGACCTGTACCACTACTTGCAACTTTAGTAACAGTACCTGTCGTAGGGATAGTATAAGTAAGTGTATTCGGTATTGAACAATTAAATTTATCAGTTAATGTTGAACCAAGACATGATGTAGGAATATTGGGTATAGGAAAATATACAGGCTTAATATTATTTGTAAATGATTGACCTACTGCAATTCTAAATTCATTGCTTTGAACTAAATCATACGGACTCGCATAGTCTTGTGGAAGAGTATAGGAAAAAATAATTGTAGTCTCAGGAGTTTGCTCCACAGGTATTTGTGAGCCAAGAAATGTATAATGTTTAAATGTAAACTCTATTGTTATTAAAGTACCTTCAGTTAAATTGATTCCTGTAAAATCAACTATTAATTGAGAATCAGGAATAGTAGCAAGAAAAGGAGTAGTATATGTAGTTTCAGCAGTATCTGTATTTAACTGAATAGTAGATAATATTTCTTTTTTAAGATTTGCTGTATAAGTTAAATTAGTAGGGATACCAAACTTGTCAATCAAATCGTATCCCTCTATATAGTTACCATACATCAATCTATTACCCATTAATGTCTGCGCCTTAGCGTACCTTGGGACATTATCATATAATCGAAGAATTTCAACCTCAGGTAATACAGTAAATATTTTGCTATTGTCAAATAAAAAACTTTGATATGTGTTGTCAGGTATTCCTAATACACTCTTATCAAGCTTCTCAATTACCTTGATAACATTGTTATTCGCATCTTTAAATAATAGGTCGATACCAACTACAAGTTCTCCTCCTGTAAAATACTCTACTATTACACCATTGTAATTATTAACCATTCCCTCATTTACCATGCTGTCTTGACTGAAGTCAAAAGACTTAGGGGAAAAAGCAATATCAGACCATAATGATGTAGCGGAATATTCTCCATCCGCATATTTATATCTATAAGCGAATGAAATAAATCTTTCTGTCAAATAATTATTTTCATCACCTACATTTGTTAAGGTAAGTTTTGGAGACTGTATCGGTGGTTTTTTGATTACAAGTATAGACTCCTTTAAAACATCATTAAATCCAAATAAGTCCGAGGGATATGTTTTATTTATATTTATAAACCTTGGCGGGTTATAATTATCTGTAAAGAATAAAAGATTTCCTATTTTATTTACAGCCGTTATTAGATAACTAGGATTAAAATTTAATGTTGTATCAAATCCATTCGGAGAATTAAAACTTACAATATGAAGAATAAGAGTTGTGTCTACAGTATTAAATGAAGCTATTATATCTAACTTTCCTGTAGGACTATTTGTGTAGTTTGGGTCATGGACAAACCAATATATAACTTCATTGGCAGAATCTTCTAACGCCCCAATGCACAAAGCCTCAGTGCTTAATTCAAGATTCGTAAGCTGAGTATTTCCTTTTGTATTTTCAATGACACCTATTTCAGACTTTTCCGTAGACCCCATCCGAACATTCATGGCATCTATATATTCACCTTCCGGCACGACACGTTCATCGTACACCTTATTCATTCTGCCAAGCAGAAAGTTACGTAATAGATTTGCCATATTATTTAATCATCTTATCTAATCCACGTAAATTCATTAAAAGTCTTCCGGGATGTATATTGCTAAGTCGGATTTTTGCATTTCTTAAAAGAGCAGCCTTTTCTTTTTTAGCACGAGCAATCACATACTCTTGAACACCAAATTTAGAATTTAGCATTTCATATTTGATAGCAGCATAGACATAATTCTCAAACAACTTGTTGACCGTTATAAGAGAATTGTCACCATTCTCCATACCATCAGATATGTACTCAAGTATACATAACTCATTAACCATGCTTGAGTCAAAATTTATAACACCCGCCTTTCTATCTACATTAAATGTAGGATTGAAATTTGCAGTCTCTGTATTTAAACCATACTTAGCACCAATAGCATAATCAAAGTACCACACGCCATCAAAACACCAACCCATTTGCCCATGAAATTGATTCCCTTGATTTAAGTAAATACTCTTTTTTAATTTGTGAAGCCTATCAAAATCAATCGCAGAATCCTGTGGAAGCAAAATATTACCATTAACATCAAATAGTATCTTCCCCTGATTATCTTGAAGGTATGCTTTAGATGACAAGGTCTGTATATTCTCTGTAAGTGGTCTTAACCAACCATCTTTATAAAGAGATATCCTTACCCAATTTACATAGTCGCTTGGTAAAATATACTTTAGATTATTAGTTACCGTCAACTCTAATACCTTTATCTCCTTAAAAGCATCATAATTTAATTCCTGAATAGCTCTCTTGGCATGAAATAAAATTTTATACCGCTCCTCATTATTTATAAGAGAATGATTTCCGGTATGCATAAGAGAGAAATTTGTGACAATATCTTTTAAACTCACGTATTGGTAGCTCCCCCAATTTGCATCCTCAGGCATATTGCCATTATTCTCGTAGTATTGATATTGAGATATATAAGCCATCGTATTGTTTTTTAATATTAACTATCTGCTGTAGACTTCCCTTCTTGCGCTATACCAAATTGGGTCACTTGATATTCGCGTATAGAGATTCCACAGTACTGTAAAATTTTCATAACCAACTTATACTCATCTTCAAGAGGCAACTCAAAATCCTGATAGTCAGGCTGTGTTTGGTCAAATGCGGGTTCTCCATTAATAAGCGTAACATACGTCCACTTCGGGTCTTTAGGATATCTAAAGTAAGATGCCCTAACAGCTCCATACTGATTTAAAGAAGGATATGTAAATAGATATAAATCACTTAAAGTATATGCCGGAAACATTTGTGATGGAGATGTAAGCGGAGATAAACTCAAAGCTGTTATTTTCCCATCAGTAACCCTCTCAGCTTCAGCAACAGATGATGCACGCAGTACATTATATGAATCTCCTACCGCAGAAAATATATTAGAATCTAATAATATTATCGTTTGAGAAAAGATAGATACAACAGTAGCCGATTGATTAGTAGAATTATTTGTAACAATATCCCCAATCGAAATACCATCCGATTGAAATGTAGCGGTAGCATCCTCAAGAGAATTGAGAATAGCAAAAGATGTATTTACCCCTGATGTAATAATAACAGGGTAGTATAGTATCTTACTAATCATGTATGACCTATTCCCTGTAGTAATATCGGATGGAACAAAAAATCTATTTACATATACTCCCGGAGCAGTAGGCGCGGGAAAAAGAAATTGCTGAACTAAAAAAGATTCTAATACCTCAGCAATAGGTTTTTCAATGTTAGCATAGTCAGTACCATAAACTCTTTGGTTTTCATATACAATAGCCTTATTGTAATTGCTAAAGTAATCCTCATATATCTCCATCTGAGCTTGCTTTGCATAGAAATTAAAATCAGACGGTGAGATGTATCCGTAATTATTCTTGTTAAGAACTGACAAAACTGTATTTCTTACTGAGTTTATCATCTTCTTCTTTTTGACAAATATACTAAAAAGAAAGGGGCGCATCGCACCCCCTTCCCTTTAACCTATAACAACATCACATACTATATCTCTATGTTAGATTCTAACATTTTCAACGCATCGATTCCATCTTCACTTCTTAAAAAGAAGTCCGCAGTTTCGTAAGGGTCTTGACCAAAAGGTATGGAGCACATCTTCTTCTTATTGGTTGACGTATTAAACCAAATCTCCTTACCATTATTTCTAATTGTCAATAAACCGTTTTCAAAGAACACCCGAATTTTAGATTGGAATGTCAGCTCAGGGTCATTCAATGTATTAAGAAATGCCATTGGGTCTCTCTTAGCAAAAATTAAAATGTCTCTTTTTAATTCTGCTGTAGAAATCAAAGATGGGTCTTTCCCAAAGAATACTCTAGTAAGCATTTCTATCTGAGGGATTGATAATTCTCTTGCAGCTATTAAAGCATCTGCTTCAATATTAATATTTTCTAATTCTTTAGAAGCATCTGCCTCTTTGTCAACTATTGTAAATACTATTCCATTGTGTGGATGATAATATAGAAACTGTTGCAATACAGGATTTGTTTTTGGAACTGATAAAAATCCATCTACAAAAACAATTGGCTCTAAAATTACATTACCATCTTGCTCATCCTCAAATGGAGACTTTTGATTAGATGCATATCTCAATGGTCTATTGATATTCTTTTCAGAGTCAAACCATAATAAAGGAAATCTTGTGCTACTCCGGGAAGCTAATGTATAAGAAAGTGGAGTTCCATTTAATAGCTTGTAAATTTTGTCTGATTGTAATTCTGTTTTCATTATCGATTTAATTTAATTTGAGTTTATAAAAAAAGAGGGAGAGTGTCTTTAAAGACACTCTCACCACTTTTAAATTTTAGGATTATCCAAGACGGAATAATACAAAATTGTTAGCACCTAGAGTACATACACAACGCTCTGACAAGAAGTTAACAGTCATAGCATCCAAATCACTATTAGATGCACCTCCCGCAGAACCTGTAATCCAAGTCTTATACTTACGGTCTTCAGCCTCAGTAGCGCGATATCTTACGTGCAAAAATGGACGTTTAGCGTTTTTACCCATAATTTGGTCGTACACTGAAGTAGAACCCGCGGGGACAAGAAGTCCATTTATAGTACCAATAGCACCCGCAGCTGTAGACATACCACCGCGCATCGTTGGGTCATTAAGATATTTCCAATCTGATTTATAAAAATCATATCCTCTACGGAAACCTGTGAACCCAAGATTCAATGCCATAGTAACATCATTGTCAAATAGACCGAATGATGGACCATTAGCAGCATTTGTTCCATTAAATCCATTAAGACCCGCAAGCATGTTATCCATCGCAAAACTCATCTCACGATTAACAAATACTACGTTTTCTTCGATAGCACCTTGTTTGTCTAGACGTTGAACAATGGTATCCCAATCAGCAAGAGTAGTAGGAGTTCCACCACCCCATACATTACCTCTATTTTCTACTACATAAAATACACCTTCAGAACCTTTATTACCTACAGTTCCCCCGGCAGCAATTGCTCCTGAACCTGACTCTGCGGGAACAGCTTCAATCATTGATGTCTCAAGGTAATCATCAAATCGCAAACGTGTTTCATGTTCACTCTTTAAATACCATAGATATCCTGTAGCTCCATTTTCAGTAGTTACCTCTATCCATCCGATTTGAGCCATATCAGACCCATTGACTTGATAGGTATCTTTAAGAATAATAGGGCTATTAGAAAAGATTTCATCTTCTGCTTCTAAAGACCCTACCATACCTGTTTGACCTTTTTTAAATTCTGAGCCATATACAAACACACTAACAGTAGAATTTTGAGGAAAAGTTTGACCGCCTCCTTCATAAAAAGCTACAGTAAAAGTAAGACTACCTTGAGTAGCAGCAGTAACAATACCTTTATTATAAAGTCCCGTATTGTTAGCTTGAATCATTACTGTCTGACCTACACGAATAGCTTGACCATTACCCGCAGTTACTACAGCAGTATCATTAACTGTAAATGTTGCAGTATCAGAGGGAGGAGCACTATTAGCATTAACATTTACATACTTAATATGTAGCCTTCCTTGTTCTGCCCATTTTACTTGGTCAGAATTAGAAGGAAGCTCTGCACCGACCATTCTAAGGAATGATGATACAGTACGATTTCCATAACGTTCAAATTCCTTTTCATAAGTATCAGGAAGATACTGATTCAAGAAATCAAAATTTGTGATATAACTTGTAGCTAACGGAACTCGTGTCGCGCTAGGTTGAAGTTGATAAGTTGGTGAGTTTAAAAGAGCACTTGGCATTTTTTTAAATTTTAAATTCGTTTAGCACTACGGATTTTTAGTCCTTTTCCGGAATCAGGGTTGACCGCTTTCACCTGTATACCCGAATTAGTTTTTGCTACATCAGGTGCTTGCCTTTCAGACATATTTATATTTTTAATCTTACGAGCAACATCGTTAGTAGCATCTGATAAGCCTTGTTCATAAAAGTACTTAGCAAACTTTTCGGGGTTCATAGCAATAGCTAATGACCTATGATAACCTTCCGTGTCCTTGATTAAGCCTTTTTCATCCAAGAACTTGTTAATAAAGTTAGATGGATTTAGTTGAGACTTTCTCACCTCCGAAATGTCACCGGGAGAAAATTTGAACTTTTTGTCGTTAATATTGAACTCAAAACCTTTGAACTCATTATTAAACAACTCATTCGTTTTTTGGTCAAACCATTGACGTTTACGATTGTTCTCCTCCTCTATGGTTTTTGCATTTGCTATATACTGCTTATAAGCCTCATAGTTTTGTTTTTCATCATTAGGAATACTACCCAAACTTGACTCAAGCGGGAGCTTATACTTTTCCTTCTGAGAATTAAAAAACTTCTTAGCCTCAGCAATTGTTTTTTTCTTTTCAATCTTTACCTTCTTTACTCTAGCTTCATCATCAATATCCTCATCATATCTGTAATCATCAAGCAATGATTCAATGTCTGATGAGTCAAGACCTTCCTGAGTAATAGTAAGGTATTCTTTTAAAAGCACATCTCCGTCCATGCTATCGTAGTCTTTATTTAATTTAATAAAGTCTTCAAATCCCCGTCCGGTTTCTTTTTTGAATTTCATATAAGCTAAAACGTCTTCAGGCATTTGTTCTGCCTCTTTTCGCTCAGCCATAAGTTCATCAAAAGATTTGATTTGCTTATTATATCTTTTCTCAATATATGAAAGAACGTCTTCTTCTTTTAAATCATTTGACGTTGGTAAATTTTCTAAAGGAGGAGTATTATCTTCTTGTACACTTTCAGAATTTGTACCGATACTCTGTTCGTGTTGTATCAACAATTCCTCTTCCTTTTGAGCTATACTCTTTTCATCAACCTCAACTAATTTTACAGATTTAAATTCCATTTGATTTTATTTATGGTACAAATATATACAAAATTTTTAATACTTTATCGGGGCGAAAATTCCGCAAAGTCAAATCCATCTAAACTATCTTCATTAGATTCAAAATTTATAGGTGGAAGATTGTTCTTTCTCTGATTGATAAGTTTTGATTGCTGACTATTTTGTATAGCAATTCTTTTAGCTTTAGCATCTTCCTTATCCT